TCAAACGCAGGTAGATTTATTCTTGCATTTAACGAAGATGTTGACACTCAAGCAACAGTTGAACCAATAAACCTCCCTGACGCACACGCACAATATGAGTTTCTAGCTAAAGAGTCAAGAGAAAAAATTATGATTGGTCACGGAGTTGTTTCTCCNATACTACTTGGTATAAAAGATAACACAGGTTTTGGAAATAACGCAGAAGAATTAAGAACTGCGTCAATACTTATGGACAACATCGTTATTAGACCATTTCAAGCACTTTTAATAGATTGTCTAAAGACTATTTTAGCTTTTAATGAAATATATCTAAATCTTTATTTTGTAACCTTACAACCTATTGAATTTACTGAATTAGATAATATAGCAACAAAGATTAAAAGGGAAGAAGAAACAGGCGAAAAGTTGTCTAGTGATGAAAAATTAGATATGAGTGATGATGAAGCAGATGATATATTTAGTCAACTAGAGTCTTTAGGGGAAAAAATAGATGATAATGAATGGGAACTTGTACATCAAGAAGTAGTAGAGGATTCTGAAAAAGAGTTTGATCTGACAAAAATGTCAAGCGAAGCAACAGAAAAGGATGCAAAACCAAGTAAAGAATCATATCAAGACAATGCTACATATAAGGTTAGGTACTCTTACACACCTATTAAAAAATCTATTAATAGTAGAAAGTTTTGTATTAGTATGGAAAACCTATCTGAACAAGGTCTTGTATTTAGAAAAGAAGATATTAATATAATGAGCTTTAAGGGAATTAATAAAGAATTAGGTCATAAAGGTCAGAATTATAGTTTGTTTAAATATAAAGGTGGGGTTAATTGCCAACATAAGTTTATGTTAAACGTATATAAAAAGACAGTAAAAAAGGGAGACGAAGTTTCAATTGGAGAAGCTAAAAAGGATGGGTTTAAAGAACCAATTAATCCACCAGAATATGCAATAGCACCAAAAGATATGCCGAACTCTGGACATCATCCAAATTATAATAAATAATGAAAGCACTATTTATAACATTAAAAGAATTAAAAAGGAAATCCATAATAGGTGGATCTGTAGATCAAGATAAATTGATTCAATTTGTTGAAGTTGCTCAAGATACATATATTCAAACGCAACTTGGAACTAAATTATATGATAGATTACAATATGAAATAATAAATGATAGTGTAACAACTGTTAACCAAACATTAATAGATACTTACTTAAAGCCAATGTTGATTTGGTATAGCCAAGCTACATTAATTCCTTTTATTGCATTTCAAATTTCAAATGGTGGTGTTTATAAGCATAGATCTGAAAATTCAGATAGTGCTAGTTTAGACGAAATAAATAGTTTGGTTGATGAAGCAAAAATACAAGCTGAGTTTTATACTCAAAGGTTTATAGATTTTATGGATCAGAATAGATCTGATTATCCATTATACACAAGTAATCAAGATGGGGGTATGTACCCAGAGAGAGATCAAAACTTAACAGGTTGGGTGTTATGATAAAAGAAAGAGGTAAGTATAAACCTAAAAAAGAAAACATAACTAAATTAAAGAGTTATATAAAAAAGATAAAAGATGTCATTCGGGTCAATTTATGAAGTAAGTGAGTTTGGAGATGTTAATGCAACGAATGGATGGGGTTCAATTTACCCTTTTGATGCAGATGGTTCATATTTAAGATGTGATACAACAAAAGAAACTGTGGATGACACAAGTATAACGGCAGATAAAACAGAATATTAAAATTATAAAATTATGGCAAAAACAGCAATAGGTGTAGGTAGTTCAGCAAACGATGGAACAGGAGATCCATTGAGAACAGCTATGCAATCAACAAACTCAAACTTTAATGAGTTATACACTCTACTTGGAAATGGAAGTGCATTATCTATTAGTGGAGACGTTACAATGTCAGCAGGTGCAGTAACAATCGCAAATGATGCTGTTGAAACTGCAATGATAGCTACAGGTGCAGTAGATACAACAGAATTAGCAGCAGACGCAGTAGATGGGACAAAAATAGCAGACGATAGTGTTAATTCAGAACATTATGTTGATGGTTCTATTGATACTGCTCATATTGCAGATGACCAAGTTACAGCAGGTAAACTTGCAGATGAATTTACAGAAGCACAAGCAGTAACAAGTGGTGCAGCTATTACTTTAGATGGTGGTGCTTATGATGTATTTACTTGGACTTCAGGTCATTCAACAACATTAGCATTTACAAATATTACTCTTGGAATGACAAAAAGTATAATCATAACAGGAAGTGGTGGTAGTAATACTGTTGCTTTTGGTAATATTAATGGATCAAGTGGAACATTTAATCTAATATCAGGAACTTATAGTGATGCAGCAGTAAAGAATTTAATCCAATTGAAATTTATATCAACTTCTGAATGTTGGTACACAATTTCTCAAATATCAAGTTAATATGAAAGCAGTAAATATAAATGGAATAATAACAGTTTACAATTCAGTACCAAATGTACTAAAAACTTCAACAGGTAGTTATTTAAATGCTCCTGCTATGTCAGATGAAGCATTAAAAGATGCAGGTTGTTTTGATCTTATCATAGATGAAAATTATGATGAGAGAATACATAATTTAGGTGAGGTATATTGGGATACAGAAAACACAGTATTTAGAAAAGATGCAGAGGATAAAACTTGGTCAGAAACTGTTAGCGAATTAAAAACAAGAAGAATTAATCATTTCAAATCAATAGTTAATAGCGAATTACAAAAAACAGATTGGTATATAATTAGAAGTGTCGATAATGGTGATGATGTTCCAAGCATTATTACAGATGAGAGAGCTGAATTAAGAAACCAAGCTGATACGGTTGAATCAGAAATCAATGCACTTATAACTAAAAAGAAAGTAATGCAATATGATTTCCCAAATATTGACTAATGAGTATAGGCGATAAATTATTAAAATCTGCAGCAGCAGGTGGATTAACTCCAAGCGAGAACTTTAATACAGTTATATATACAGGTGATAGTTCAAACAGTAGGTCTATTACTGGTGTAGGATTTAAGCCTGACTGGGTTTGGATAAAAAGGAGAGCAAGTGGTAGTGAACCTCACGCGGTCTATGATAGCACAAGAGGACCTAATAAACAACTTGAAGCTAATGATAGTGATGCTGAAGCTACTAATAGTGGTTCTTATTTAGGTGTAGATTCTTTTGATACAGATGGGTTTACTGTTGGAGACAATGGTGGTACTAATAGAAGTGGTAATACCTACGTAGCCTGGTGCTTCAAAGCAAACGGAGGAACTACAAGTAGTAATGGAGAGGGAAGTATTACAAGTACAGTACAAGCAAATACAAATGCAGGATTTTCTATAATACAATATACAGGAACTGGTAGTGCAGCAACAATTGGTCACGGTTTAGGGGTTGCACCAGATATAATATTTTCAAAACGAAAATCATCTTCAGCTGACTGGGTGGTAGGTGTAAGTGATTGGACTAAATATTTAGAGCTAAATGGTGACCCTGCATTTAGAACTGCAAGTAGTGTTTGGAATAATACTGCACCTACAAGTACAGTTTTTTCAGTAGCAGGGAGTGGAGGTTCAAATGGTAATGGAGAAACAAATATTGCTTATGCTTTTAAAAGTATTGATGGCTTTTCAAAGATTGGAACATACACAGGTAATGGAAGTTCTACAAACCCACCTATTGTAGAAACAGGATTTGAAGTGGGGTATATAATGTTTAAAAATGTATCTAATACTGGAGATTGGATGATACACGATGCAGCAAGAAGTACATCAAACCCAAGAGGAGATTATTTATCAGCAAATTCAACTAATGCAGAAGCATATCTTGCTGCTCTTGGACCTGATTTTTTATCTAATGGATTTCAAGTTGGTGATACAACAAGCTCTAACTATAATACAAATGGCGATACTTATGTCTATATAGCTTTTGCAGTAGATCCTGACACTGAAGCACCAACACTTGCAGATAGTTTTAATATAGAGACTTGGACTGGTAGTGGTGTTGCAAGAAACATAGATTTAGGATTTCAGCCGAATTTTGCTTGGATTAAATCAAGGTCATTTGCAAGAAATCATTATTTATATGACACTATAAGGGGTGTAGATAATCAATTAGTTT